CAAAATAAATAATTACAATGGAAAATAGTATAAAAGTTTTTAATTTGGGCAATTTACCTACTGCCCCGCTGGACTCTTTTATAGAACTTCAGGAAGACTTTAAAAAGCCTGATGCAGACAAACTATCGAAGCTACAGATGCTCATCATTACTCGTGGCTTCAAGTATTCATTCAAAGTGTGGAAAGATTCTGAAGGTAAGCTTTGGATTATAGATGCACATCAAAGACGTAAAGCTCTTCTTGGACTTCGCTCTTATGGGTTTAAAATCCCAGAAATCCCTTATGAGGAAATTCAAGCGTCCGATAAGAAGGAAGCTGTCGAAGAAATTGCAGCTTACAATTCAGAGTTCGCTCAAAAGAATCCAGACACTCTCCTATTCACTAAGTATAATATCAGTGGCGATGATCTTGCCAAGTTCAATCTTGGTTATGAGGTAAAGCAAAACGACTTCTCTGTCGGCACCGACAAACTCTTTGCCTCAGAGAGTGACACAACTGATATTCAAGAAGATGTTGTTGACACTATTCCACAAGAGGATAATGAAATCTTTGCTCGTCCTGGAGATATTTTCAGACTTGGAAATAACAGATTGATGTGCGGAGATTGTCGGTCTAAAAGCGATATCATTGCACTAATGAATGGACGAGTTGCTGATATGATTCTCACTGATCCTCCTTATAATGTCAATTACGAAGGTGGAGGAGATAACAAACTTACCATACAGAATGACTCTATGGAGAATGACTTATTCCTTCGCTTCTTGCAGTCTGTGTTTAATGTGATGTTTTCCATTGTCAAACCTGGAGGTTCTTTTTATGTTTTTCATGCAGACTCAGAAGGCGAGAATTTTCGCAGGGCTATCCGAGAAGCAGGTTTCAAAATAGCACAGTGCTGTATTTGGGTTAAAGACTCACTTGTAATGGGTAGACAGGACTATCAGTGGCAACACGAGCCTTGCTTGTACGGGTGGAAACCAGGAGCTGCCCACTTTTGGAACTCTGATAGGAAGCAGACAACTATTTGGAATTTCGATAAACCAAAAGCAAATCGAATACATCCGACTATGAAACCTATTGCGTTGATGGCATACCCTATTACTAATAGCACTAAGAATGGTGATGTAGTCGTCGATGTCTTCTCAGGGTCAGGCTCGACTATTATGGCCTGCCAACAGACGGACCGTATTGGTTATGGAATGGAAATCGATCCCAAGTATGTTTCTGCGACTGTACAGAGGTATATGTCCATGTTTCCTCAGCAGCCTATACTGTTAGAGAGAGATGGTGTAGTCCTCTCAGAAGATGACACTAAAAAAATAATTCTATGTCAGAATTAATAGAAAAAGAGATACTTTCAGATGAATATGTAAATCAAATAAGAACGTTCGGTGCGTTAAACTATACGCCCGAACGTATTTGTCAGCTACTTGGCTTAAGAAAAATCAAGCGAGAAGCATTGCTATATCGTATATCCATTCCTGGTGATGTGTACTACGAAGCTTACCTGCAAGGTCTCGCACTTGGAGAATATAATATAGATGCTGAACTTGCGAAGAAAGCGGAGAAAGGAGATAACGATTCTATTACTTTGCTTGAAGAACGCAAAAATGAGCGTGCTGAGAAGGACCTTCGTTTAAAACTATTTGGAATATGAAAAGTCAACTCGAAAAATTAGACTCCATTCACCCAGACCTTATATCTGCATTCTTAACGAATGGAGATTGTGAAGGAATTCCTCTGGATGTTAAGCTCTTTTTGCAACAGCTGCAATGGTCAGCTGAAATATTCGAGCACGAACGTAATATTACGAGGGCAGCGAAGAAACTGAAGCTTCGTATTAACGCTGAACAAAGGATAAAGATAGAAGAGCGCACTTGTATGGCGAGAATCTATCAAGCAATCAACTACTTCCAAGTTGATTGCAATGTTCCTATAAAGGTTTGGGAAAGCAATTTTGCAAATAAATACGAGGATCTTGCTAAACTCTGTGCGCTAAATCGTGACTATAAGGGTATGAAATCGTGTTATGATGCAGCTCTTGAGTGTCGTCGTAGGTCTTCAGAAATTGCAGAAGCAGATAGAGACTTGGGAGTTCTCTTCTTGATTTCACCTGAGTTGACCCCTGAGGAACTTGGCTTTTCCAAGAAGAGTCTCAAGGACATTGCAGCAAAACACAATCAAGGCTTTTATGTCACGCTTATCAACTCGCTGCCTATCGAGCAGAAGGAGAAGAAACGACTGCTGCGTGATGCTGACATTCAAGATGCTGAAATAGTAGAGGAGATTCCAAATGACTGACGAACTAACGACACAAAACAACGAACAACCAACAGTCGACTTCGAGCATTACTATATGAATCGTGTTCAGCTGTTGGCGAATATTATCGACCCGAATATGCTCTATGCAGAGTGGGCTCGTGCGACGGGTAAGACAGAGGGCGTTATCGTTCCTCGTCTTATTCGTGTAACGAATGATATGCCTGGTGAACTCTCGTTCCTTGTGCATAAGACTTATGTTGCGCTGATGACGAACGTCTGGCCTAACATTCAGGCATCGTTCTCTCGTCCTGTCATCGTGAATGGTAAGCAGCGAGCAATGTTAGAGTATGGCATCGACTATGTGGTGGGCGAAGCAAAGCTACCTTCACACTTCCGTCGACCACGCTACCCTATTGCCTACGCTAAGCACTCGGTCATCTTCCGCAATGGTGCACACCTTCAGTTAGTATCTTCAGACCAGCCTGAGAGTGTCGCAGGTCGTAATGCCGTGCATGCATTCGTCGAAGAGATGAAGCACAACAGCGGTGAAAAACTCAAGTCACGACTCTTCCCTTCCCTCCGTGGCGGTTCAGCTGACATCCGTCGCTCTGCTTACTATGAAGGCGTGACAGGTGTGAGCGATACGGCACGTGTCGACCTTGGTGAGGACGATTGGTTTGAGGAATACGAAAACAAGATGGACCGACAGCTCATTGAGGAGATAGCGAGTGTGTCGCTCGCTATCAATCAGTCGCTCTATAAGCAGTTTATGCTTCAGCAAGATTTGCGTAACACGAAGAACCCTGTCACAATGGAGAAGATAAGGCTTGAAAATGAACGCCTTAACGCCTTTGTTGCCCGATGGAAACCACGCTTAGCGGATATGCGAAGGAACGCAATCTACTATATCCGTGCTTCATCGTTTTGCAATAAAGATATTCTCGGTCCTAAGTTCTTCAAGACCCAGCTCGACACGCTCGATATGGATGAGTTCTTGACCGCTATCTGTGCTATTCGACATAAGGAGGTGACTAATAAGTTCTTTACCACCTACGACCACGAGCGACACCAGTTCAAGGATAGCTATATTTATGACCAGATACTGAAGCTGAACCTCAAGGACCACTTCACACTGACCGCTCGCTATCTTCGCCACTATGATAAGCGTGAACCGCTCTACATTGGTTACGACCCTGGTAACTTTCAGTCGCTCATCGTCGGACAGAAGAAAGACTATGGTAGTCGCTTCGATATCATCAAGGAGTTTTGGGCTTACATACCCGATGACCAGCAGAACCTTGCACAGCAGGTGTATTCATTCTTTGGTACTGATGCTGTGAACAAGGTCATTCATCTATACCCCGACCGTGCTGGTAATAAGACACGTGAGGAATTAGAGCAGATAACTACTGACTCACTGACGATGAAGGCAGCCTTAGAGAGTTACGGCTTTTCAGTTCTTCTTTACAACGACGGCGCGCCGACCATTTACCACTGGCAACAGTTCCGCCTTTGTCAGTTGCTCTTTGGTGAGAAGCTTCCTTCACTTCCTAAGGTACGTGTTGATGAAAATGAATGCCCGAACCTTTGCAGTGCTATTCTTATCAGTCCGCTGAAGAAAACAAACGGTAAAATAGAACTGGACAAAGCATCAGAAAAGAAGGAGGAACTCAAGCGAAGGCCAGGACTAACAACGCAGCTTCCAAGTGCGATGATTTACCTTTTATACGGTCTTTATTCCGACCTAATCAAGAAAGAATTAAGCAGTTATCCTGATGATTTGCCCGAAAATCTCACTATTTAACGGCTAATAATGGGTTAAAACGAAAACAAAACGTACTTGAAAATAGGCAATAATGAGGGCTGTTTTACAGCGGTGAAAATCTTATTTTGTTGTGTTTCAACGCTTTGCGTTCTGAAAATCAAAAAAACAAAAAAATGAATGGCGTTTATCAGGACGCACCGCTGAAAGTCGGTAAATCGGTGCAAAATCCAAAAAGTCGGGAAATATGACAGGGAGGGGCTGAAATCGTCCTTTGTTCCCACAGCGATTTTCAGTAATTTCGCACGTAATGGAGAAGACGATTGAAATGACTGGCATCGAAGCAATGCAATGGGCAAGGGAGATAAGTAAGATACCACAAGGTGACTTCACTATCTGCTTCTTCCCTTACTCTCGCATACAGGGTATGGCAGGCGAGAAGATGATAGTCAAGGAACATTGCAAGTGGCGCACGCAACTACCACAAGACTGTTTCAAAGTCGATGCCGAGAACTTCTTTCTTTTCGAAGACCAAGAGGGAAACCCAAAGATGTGCTATCGCATACTCATCAGATACATGGGCTTTCCACAAGACGGATATAAACTACATAAGATAAATTGGTTATGACAGATAGTATTGAACTGCACGGCAACGCTGGACTCTACGTCATGGACGGCAATACCTTCTCCTTTCAGATTGGAGAAGGGAGAGAGCTATCGACAAGCCCAGGGCTACTCGTACCACAGGGTAGACAGACTTGCCTACATGAACACCAGTGGATGAGTGTGAATGGTTATCAGGTGTGTATGCGTGGTATGAACAACGCACTGTGTGAAGAGGTAACGATGGAGATTAAGCAGAACCGTCTGCTACCTCGCTTATATAGCAAGGAGATTAAGATGCTGTATGGTAATGGACCATGCGCCTATATGCAAACAGTAGAAGGTGGTAAGCTGCGACGTGAGTACACCGCACTGCCTGCTTGGGATGAGTGGATGAACTCTTGGCAGGAGCGTGGTATGGAAACATCCGCACAGGAGTTCGCTAAGACTTGTATCAAGAACTACTACTGGTTCGGTGATTACTTCGTTAAATGGAGATTCTCCCGTGGTAAGCGTATTGGTATGTTGCCAGTCGCAGGGCTTGAACCCTTGGAGAATAAGCACTGCCGTCTTGCTACCACTCGTAAGGATGTAGCATACGACCAGATTAATTATGGCGACTTCAATAATATAGCTGTAGGACGCTGGACATACGGATTGGGCAATTACAAGATATATCCTAAATTCTCCTTGTCGGAGGTTGACAACTATCTCTTCGCTGCCGTGTCACACCACAGAGAGAAATCAGTAGATGAGTTCTACGGTGTGAACGAAACACACCAGGGCGCACGTCCATATATTCAAGGTAGTAATAAGACAGCCTCCTATATTAACTCCTTCCTGCGTAACTCACTTGCAGCGAAGATACACATCATCATTCCTTTTTCATGGGTATCAAGCAAGCGCAATCAGCTGATGAAGCTGTGCGAAGAGAATAAGATTCGCAATTCTAAGAAGCAGGATCTGGTTAAGTATAACGGTATCAACATCGGTACTGAATATCGTGAATCGTTACTTGTAGAGTATATGCGATTGGAGCTGCGCAAGATAGGCGACTATCTGAGCGGTGCTGATAATCAAGGTAAAGCTTACTCTTCTATTTCGTTTATGGATAACTCTGGGCACGAGCAGCAGTGGAGAATCGAGACTATTGACCTTAAATATAAGGAATATATCGAATCTTTGATTTCTTACGATAAGCGAGCAGAAGAAGCCTTACTCTCAAGCGTCGGTTTGGATGCCTCTATCACAGCAGTTAGCAAGGATGGTGTTATCAGTAAGTCGGGTTCTGATGCTTACTACAACTACCTTATCTATATAATGTCACTCACTCCAGAGGACGAGATATGTGCAGAACCGTTTAATCTCGCTCTCCGCTTAAACTTCCCTGAACTCTATAAACAGGGTTATCGTATAGGCTTCTATCGTGAGGTTCCTCAGCGACAGGAAGATGTCGCACCGAAAGACAGACTAAATCAGCAGCAGTCATGAAGAATGTATTAGTAGATATTTTCAGGGATTTTGGTTCATTCAGCAAGTACGCACCTGGTGTGGAAACGAATATGGACCTGAACGACCTGCTTTCGTCAGGTGTTACCGCTCGCAAACGTGTTGAAACCATCATTACTGCCGAGGTGTTCGATGCCATCGTCGGCAGTTCCGACGAAACACTCACAGAACCCCTACGTTCTGCTGTAGCGAACATGACAATGGCGTCACAGCTGATTTTCGATAGTATCAACCGCAGGAAGAACCATGTCGACGTGTATAAGTACGAGGTGGAAGGGATGAAGCGTGCGTATATGGATAATTACTACAATGCGATGGATTCTGTCATCCAACGCTTGATGTCTACCGAGATTACAAGCGAAAACACCGATTCCCCAGCTGCTTTGTGGAGAAAATCACGATATTACAAGATTATAGACAGTTGTAAGATTAAAACCACCGAAGCGTTCGACTCCATCTATCCAATAGATCTCTCCTACTTCTTCTTCTTCCGTATTCTCCCATTACAGAAGGAAACTCTCGACGAACGTCTGTCTGCTTACTACGATAGACTCACGGATGATAACCGTGAGCGAGTAGAGCCGATATTGACGCTCGCACTGCTTAAGAAGACTGTTGCAAAGTCGCTCCGTCGCTTCGATATATTGGAGTTCCCTCCAACTATCCGTAATCTCTTCGACGATAGTCACGCTTCACGGACAGGTAAGGACGAACACGACGCTGCGCTTGCTCTTGCTGATCGGCTCGACCTCGAAGCAGAGGATCTCATCTCGAATGCTGACACGCTGCTCGCTACAGATGCTTCAGTGGACTTCTGCTCTAATTCAGCATACAATAATCCTGATGATAATATTATAATGTTGCCATGATGAAGGATATTGAACTAATATATAAAGGTGAGACTCATAGCATTCCTAATCGTTGGGATGCTATGAATTACCGTCAGTATATCCGCCTTGTGGGCGACTTCCTCCGTATGGCAGCAGGCGAACTGTCCGCTGGAGAAGTTCGGATTAACTGGCTATGCGATATCATGGGTTGGGATAAGCGTAAGTTCCATTCAGAGGAACAGATTGCTAA